ACGAAATAATTTATGCGTTGAGTCGTATAAAACGCCATGCCATCTTTCACTTCGATTCCTGTAATTGCTGACTGATAACCAGTTAGCAACGGCAAGATCGCGCCCTCGGCGCTTTCAATCATTAGATCAAGATATGCGTCCGAGTAAAGAGAAACGCTAACGCCTAGCACGTCGCGAAGTTCTTGCGCTGTAACTATTTGTGGCATTAGCGTTCCTCTCTCTATTCTGCTCGGTCGCCTCGGGAGCGAAACGACCGATGATTATTTCTTAGTTATCTCAGGTCTGGTTCCAGCAAGCGCCGAAAGGAATCTTTGGAGCGATTGCGGCGTAACCGTAGTAAAGAATGTCAACGGTTCCGTCTGATTGGATATTGGTGCGAAGCTCGAAACGTGGAGATTCGTACCATGTCCATGCGTCAGGGTTAACGACAACCATTGAGAAGTCTCCAGCTGATGTAGTTGGACCAGCGTTTCCGATTGAACGTGAAACGAATAGATTTAGACCCGGTGAAACTACGCCGCGAAGTGAATCGCCGCGAACGTTTCCTGCCTGATTGCTTGGCTGTGCCGCATTATAAAGCGGTGTGCCATTGTCGTTATAACCCATGATGTTAGTCCATTGTCCGGGGCTAACTACTAAGTTACGAGCAAATCCGAGTGATGATGAATAAACAGCGCCCGCAGCTTGTGATGTGTACGCAAGGAATCCAGTAGCTGAGTTAGCGTTAACGCCTGTCTGTTGACCAGCGCCAGCAATAGTACCGACAGCAAATTCATCTGTAACCTTAGCGTATGCGAACTCAAGGTTCTGTAAGAGAGCCGTCAGGTAACTCGGATCCGAGCGATCAATCAGCTCGATTGTAGAAATCGCACGACCCTTAAAGCTCTGAACTGGTACTGAGATGTATGTTGCGCTTAAGTTTGATTCTGTAACAGCGCCATTTTCTGCGATGTTTGCGACGGTTGGAACAGCTGTAACTTTTGGAAGTTCAAAAGTCATACCTGTTGCGCTAAGAGCTTCGCGTGATAGTGCGTCGATCATGCCGCGATCAGCATTAGCTAGTGCGTTGATAACTGTGCGGCTTTGTGGTGTTGGAACCATGCCCGGTGCTGTTGATGTTGTGTTATCGGCAGCCTTGACATATTGGCGAGCGTCCTCATCGTGTAAAACTGACGCCTTGAGTGAATACTGTAAATAAGAAACCTTATCGACAATAGGTGAACGTGGCGCGGTGTACGCCATTGGGACATGCTTAGACGCTTCTACCGTTTCGGCAGCGGCGCTCTCTGGAACGGTAGTGTCTGACACTTGTTCTCCTTCGGTTGTTGGATTTGTTTCTTCTGTTTCCTCATCTAGGGGATCAGAATTTTCATCGGTTGCTTTCATTTCCTCTTTGTCCTCGTCGTCCTCATCGTCGCTGCCATCTTGACTCGCAGCTACGGAACTGACTCTGGCGCTGTCGATAGCTGGCTCGCTGACAAGGCTGACCTCATCGAGAGAGCCTTTTGCTACCACTAATACGCCATCTACGAAATCGTGAGCGTTAACTTTAACGCCGACACTAAAACCATCGCGGAGACCAGTCGCAGCCTCTACTAATGCGTCGTTGCCCGCTGTTGTCTCCGCGATTTTAAATGTCGCGTCGATTCCCTGTTCGGTTGCGGTCATAGATAAAACCTTGCCGATTGGTCGAGTGCGATCGTGTTCTAGCAATAGCTTCACGTTCTTTGTCGCAATAGATTCTGGCTTAAATGTTGTAAGTCCGGCGGAAGTCGATCCAGTTTCGTTCCACGTTACGACTCGTCCGGTAATTGTGCGAGATTCGCTATCGGCTGATGTAATTGTTAGCGGCATATTTAGTTTCATTTAATCATGTCCTCAGCTTGTCGGATTTCATCGACGCTGATTGCGCCGATTTCAAATAATGTTTTGTAAATTGCTACGCGTTCGGCTTCACTTCCACGCAAGTAATCCTCTAAACGGAAATGAACTGATTGCGTTGACGGAATGAAGTCCGGCATAGATAAACGAGTGGAAATTGAAGTCATTAGCGGAATCAGCGAGAAATCAAGCAACGTTTTGCGAGTAACGTTCGCATTTGAATACGTCATGCTCGATCCTGTTTCGGCGTCAACGTAGAATGCCGGAATTCCGATCGCCCTCGCACATTCGGTTGCTATGTAGGAACGGGCTGCCGCGAGCTGTAACTTCTCAGGATCAAATCCGACTGTTTGTAATTCGACGTCCGCATTTAGAAACGCAGTCGAACGATTACGTCGAGCAACGCCCCATGACTCTAAGAGTTTAGCAATTCGATCAGCTGGTAACGCTGTGCCGTTTGATTTTAGAACCATTGACGGAACTGGTTCGCGAGCATAATTCGCAGCTGCCTTTTCTAATTCCGCACCTGTGCGAATTGTGCGACCAGCGCGATTCAATAATCCTTCATCATTTCCATAAAATACAATTAACGATCCGACGCCTGATTCTGGGATCGCTTTTCCGTCGATCGTGTAGTAAAGAACTTCTGTGCCGTTATTGTTTAAAAATACGCCGACACGTGTTGGAACGATTCGCTGAACGGAGCGAATTCGCATTGTGTCGGCAAAAAGTTCGGTAATTTGCCAATAGGCATAACCGTAAAATAGTAAATCCTCAGCTGTCCAGACATAAGTCGCGCTACCCGGTACGCGTGGATCGGGATCACGTATTACGCGGGGCGCTGGCACTTCGAGCCCTGTCGTATTATCCCGGAGCTGTAATCCGATCGAAGCTATTGACTGACAAATAATCCCGCGAGCACGTGCGATCGTAGGAACACTCATAGCTTCCTCACGCGTAGCCTGAGTAGCGCCACCGTTAAAGGTATAAATAGAATCTAATGCGAATACAGGTGAAACCGAAGCCTCAATGTCGGAATTTTGAGACGGCGCTACGGCTTCGACCTTAGACGCAAATAAATCACGAATACCCATGTGCGAATTGTGTCAGGCTTATAGCACTAGCCCGTCATAATATCGAAGTCCATCTCTGGGCGTGTCGCGAAGTGTGTAACTAACGCCGTTGCTACCGCCGCGCAAACCGCAGCTTGCGAAGCTCGACGACCAATTACCCAGCCGCCGTCGCCGCGCTTTAATTGGACAGCCGAAAGAATCTGTTTAGTTAAATCGCTTTGCCCTCGATGGCGTAACCGTCCAGAGTTGATCGCACCGAGTAACTCGTCGCAGCTTTGCGGGTAAACGGAGTCCATGTCAAAAATCGGAATACCCGCTGGCTGGAATCTAGCCGCTACCGCGCCGCTAGTTCGGCGGCTATATAGCAAATACTCTAACGGATACTTCCGACAATATTTAGCCGCTTCATTTGCGATCTCTCGATCGTCGAGCTGAACGGAATTTTCCCATGTGTGGAGTAGCTTTACGACGAAACGTTCATCGCCCAATTTTTGAGCGCCGACTAACGCGCAGAATTTGCGATCCGGCGAAATGTCAAGCGCCAGCCATGTCAGCTTCTCCGGGTCGAGATCGACGCTTTCGTCATGGCAATTATTCCATTCGTTCGCTCCGATTATGCTTGAAATGGTTTGAACCCAGCGGCATAAGACTTCGGTTTGTACAACTTCGGGCGGATCGTTTAAAACCGCTTGAATATTGTCGATGTTGATCGTGTGACCGATCGCAGGATTGGCAGCCAGCCAATTAGACTCTAGCTGTATGTCGTCTGTGGGTGCGCTCCACTCAAAATATCCAATATCGTCGTCCGCGCCAGCAGCAGCAGCAAGCCCACGCTCTCGAAACGCGTTTAATACGACCGAGTGAGAATCGCCAGCGTTCGTGTAGCTCATAATCATAGGATTCTTAGCAGCCATTAAGGTATAACGTAAAGAGGCGTAAGATTCTAAGTCTTTCATCTCTCGAAGCTCGTCTAAGTGAATTGCCGACGGAGCGGATACGCCTCGAGCAGCTGAACCGCCAGCCTTTACGATAAATCGGTTTATTTGCCCGGTCGTACCCTTAACTTCCATTTCCTCTGAGCCATGAGACCAGCGGATACGCTGTACGCGCTTGGAAAGCATTTCTGAACTCTCGATTAGGTTGACCAGCTGCCGAAATTGCTCAAGCGACGTGGCTAATCTGTGAGCTGATCCAATTTGAAGCGGCTCATCCCATAAAAATAACCCGCCTAAGATTCTAATTTGCTGTAAAAATGACTTGCCATTTTGCCGAGCTACGACCACGCAATTAGTGGGAGTAGCCCATCGACCGTCGGGTTTGTATTTGTGCGTATGCTCCAGCGCAAACTTTTGCCATGGCATAAGCCCGTCTGGAAGTATGTCAGCCGCTAAATCTATGAGATCGAAGCCCCTAGACGGTAAATCATTAAGCGGCGTATGGATTCTAGGGGTCGGTGAGCCATAAGTGACAGCTGATAACGGCGGCAAAACCGATAGCAGCCGATTAGAGCCTATGTCGTCGGGT